TCTCTTGTAGACCAACAGCACCAGTAGAGCTAGAGCGGTTGAAGGTTCCTGGAGTGCCAGTGTAGTCGTAGAAGTACCAGGCCAGGCCAGGCCATGCAGAATCGGCGGTCTGCGTTGCGATGGTGATAACGCCCTGGTCAACCGTAGGAAGATCAACAGGTGTGACAACAGGCTTGACCTCAAAGCCACCGCCACCGCTGATACCAGCGATCTCGGTCTGCACATAGGCAGTCGTCGCAAGCTTGTTACTGTTGTCGTCTGCAGCAGGGGTGGGAGCCGTAGGAGTGCCAGTGAAGACGGGGCTGGCAATGTTGGCCTTGCCGTTGAGGGCGGTTTGCTGGGCGGTAGAGACGGGCTTGTCGGCGTCAGCAGTGTTGTCAGCGTTACCCAGACCAACGTCGGCCGAGGTCAGCGTCACAGCGCCAGTGCGACCAGAAACAGACTGAACGGGGGCAGAGGCAGCCGTAATGTAGCCAGTGTTGTTGTTCAGGTCGCTGATGTTATCACCAGGCTGCAAAGCGGTGTCTGCAGCGGCGCCTTGAACAGCGGTCGCGAAGTCGGAGTCGAGGTTGACCGCACTCGTAACTGTGATCAGTTCAGTCTTGTCAATGTCAGCTTGGAGACTGCTGTCAAGCTTGTTGTAGGTAACGGCATTCGTTGCCAGCTCAGTGGTGCCGATAGATCCAGCGCCGACACTGTTGTTGATCTGGAACTTCTCAGTCCAGCCGACGGCATCGGTCCCCAGGGTGGTAGGTACGGTGGTCAGAGCGTAGGTCTTGCCAGCACCGATCGTACCCTCTTCAACATAGCAGGTCTTATTGAGGATGAACTCCCCAGCGGTATCAGCGTCAGTGGTGCGAGTCCAGGCTCCAGAAGCAGCCAGGTAGATACCATTCTCAGCAGCTACAGTCTGCTCCTCGACGAGCACGCGGTCACCAGCAATGGTGAGCACTCCGTCAATCGTCTGTAGACCAGAAAGGGTGACATTCTCAGTGGTGTGCAGGCGAGCAGGAGCGAAGAAGTTGACGCCTTGCAGACTGTCCAGTTCGACCGCAACTTCAGCCATAGCACCTTCCAGGTTGGTAGAGGTGTAGTGGCCAGCAGAGTCGTGGAGGCCAACCAGGCTTGCACCGTTAGACGGAGAGGTCGAGGCTAGATCAGTAGCAGAGGCATAGTCGGCATCATTGAAGTCCAACAGATCCGCAGTGGTCAGGGTAACGGCACCAGTTCTACCAGCAACGGTCGTCACAGGAGCCTGAGCTGCGGTGATGTAGTTGGCGTTGTTGGTCAGCGCGGTAATGTTATCGCCAGGCTGGACCGCAGAGTCGGCAGCGACGCCCTGGGATGCAGTAGCGTAATCCGTGGAGCTGGTAGCGGCAGCGGTTCCGAGTATCGGAGTCCCAGCTAAGTCGCCGTATTGGCCAGAAGTGGCAACAGAGGCCAGATCCCCAGGCTGAACAGCAGAATCAGCCAAGGCGCCCTGAGCGGCAGTAGCCTTGCTGTTGATAGAGGTCTGCAGGTTGGTCAGAGCGGCTCCGACGGAGGCCCCAGCCGTTCCAGAGTTGTTAGTGATCTGAGTGGCGGTGTAATCACCATTTTGTGCAACCACTGCACCTTCACGACCGAAAACGCTGTCAACATTTCCACCAGCCTCAGCTGCCACGCTAACCCACTCACCGTTCTGCCTGCCGTACGTGGCCCCGTCGTGAGGGCCGTCAAGGGGGGCGGGATCCTCTGTTGGAGTGACGTATGTAGGCGAGCCGACGACAATCTTGTATTCGGTAGCTTCGACGAATCCGCCGTAAATAGAAACGTTGGTAGTGTCACCAATCGCGCTCTTGTAGGCAGAGGAATCAGAAAGGGTAGAGCCAGTCGTAACGACGGGGTACATCTCTTTGACCTCGCTCAATACGGAGGCGGCTTCAGCAGCAGTAGCGTCGCCGTATCGAGCAATATAGAAGCCGACAGTGGAATAAATTCGAGTACGGCCGTCTAGCAGCGGGTCGCGCTGCTCTGAGGGTGTCTCCATCACAACAACCTCAATGCCAGAAAGACTGTCGATCTGCGAGTTGCGAACAGCAGAGTAGAAGATGGAGTCAGTTGATCCGCTTGGCATGGTAGCGGTGCCCGTCTTGACTCTCATGTCGCGACGAACCTTGAACTCGCCGAAAATGTTCTTGGGCTTCTTGTAAGACCCGTATGATCTTGACATAATAAAAATGGGTTGCAATCCAGTCATAGGTTGCCGCCAACAGAAAGCCCCCTTGCGGGGGCCTTTGAGTATTTGGTTTGTTGGCCAAAATCAGCGACGGGGCGCGTCAACCAGCTCGTAGAACACGCCGCCCACAGTAGCGGTGCCGCCGAGGGCGTAGGACACGCTGTTGTTGGCGTCACACAGAGCACCACGAACGTGAGCGATACCCACGCCGTTCTGGTCGAGGTCGGCAGCGTTGAACTCGACGGCCTGACCGCCGAGGGTCACGGTGATCTTGTTGGTGCCAAGGTCATCGATACTAGCAGCGCCGATCACGATAACACGGATGGTCTTGGCGTTAGCCAGGGTGGTAGCAGCGGTGGTAGGGGTGCCAGTGATCGCACACTGAGCGTCAAGGTTGAAGCCCTCCCTTGGGAAAAGGCCTGTAGAACGTGCAGCCATTGTTAAAAACTCCTAAAAATGTAGAGATGTAGGAAGCGTAGGACCCGACCATTGCGAGGTCCACACAACTTATAATACCTAAACACGAGAAAAGGGGCTCAAGGCCCCTTAACTCTATTTGATTGGAGTGATCAAGGCGATCAGGAAGGATCGATGTTGGCGTTGATGCCAGCCAGACGTGCAGCTGCACGACCGTTGATCAGAGCCAAGCCGCAGTACCACTCAACACGGGTGATCATCTGGGGCTGAGCGAAGGACTCACCCAGTTCACGCACGGACACGCCGCCGTTCTGGATGCCAGTCAGGTGATCGTTGCCGAAGGACACGACGTAGAGGTCCTGAGCGGTGGGAGTGCCGTCCATGATAGCCACGTTCTTGTGGTCACGGTCCAGCTCGAGCACGGGCAGGCCAGAATAAACCATTTGCTGGTAACCGAACTCGTTACGCACGATGTCGATCTGGGTGTTGGTGCGGGCCTGACGGGTCAGAGCGCGACGCATGGACTTCGACATCACCAGGTACTTGCGACCGCCAGCGGCGTCCACGTTGTCGATGGCTTCGTCGAGCTTACCCAGGTCCAGAGCACCGCCGCCGTTGGCGAAATACTGGGAGGAACCAGACTGAATGCGAGCGGCCAGGCCGTCGAACTCGGAGGGGGACTGGTTGGAGTCGCCGTTGATGAACAGAGCTTCCCAAGCGAGGCGCATTGCACGAACGCGGGACTGGATCTGATAAGCCTTGGCTTGAGCGCCTTCGAGGTCCACGATAGCGCGGTCAACCTTGATGTCGCCACCGAAGAGCTTGAGGCTCTCAGACTGCTGGCTCACTTCAGCGTAGGACTCAGCCAGGGCGCCGTTGTAGTTCCTAAATCCCACGTCGGGCAGAGCTTCCTCACGCTTCCAGAAGAGGCCGTTGCCTTCAATGTTGCGGAAAGGGAGAGTTTGGAGCAGGGGGCCAGCGGCCAGCTCGGTCACGACTGCCAGCTCCTGAGGACTGGTGGCGTGCTTCTGAGCTTCTAAAAGCGTCAAAGCCATGATAAAATACCTCTTAAGTAGAAATGAACAAAGAATTGGGTGTTAGCGTTTCGATGATTGTCACAACCATCTCGACAATCGCACCCTTCCAGTCCATTCCATCTCGGAACTTCCCTTCTGGGCTGCTATACCTATTATGCCTAAACTATATTTTCGCCCCTTTGGACAGGTTCTCAGTCTTGGTAATGACCTGCAGATTCCAGGGAAGATGCGGACCGCCTTTGGCTAGCGGGATAATGTGATCAACGTGATGTTCGATTCCAGTCTCCTTCGTCAACCGACGGGCATCCTCGTAACGGTACTTGATCATAAGCTTTTCGACCTCGGAGCAGGGCCACTCCCTCATGCCGCGCCTGCGCTTGTCTGTCTTGGCGGCATAATACTCAGGGTTTTTCGCGTAGTGCTTTTTGTAACCCTTTTTGTTATGCGCCTTTCTGCGAGCAGGATCCTTTTCGGCCCAGCGCTTGTTCTGTGCGGAGATCTTGTCGGGATTCGCCTCTCTCCACTTCCTGCGATGAGCTTCTGCCCTTACCTTGCCATCAGCTTTCAGCCACCTGTATTGCGTGGCCCTGGCCACCCCAAGGGTTGCCGTAATCTTCCGCTCGGCCACCCCACACGCCGCAGCGATCTCGACCTGGGTCCTCAGCAGTGGTTCGTGCTTGTTAGCCATACTACAGCTTACCATTAAAAAAGGGCCCCCGAAAGGGCCCAAGTAGCTGTATCAACCGAAAGCTCGTTGGAACAGCTCGTCAGGACTGAGGGAACTGAGATCCTCTATCGGAAGCCCGTTAGCATCAGTTCCACCGTAGCCAATGCCAGCGCCAGCGCCCTTAGCACCCTTGAAGAAGGTGCCGTAGACTGGGTGGACCTTATAGGCAGACAAGTAGTCTCGAACAGAGATGCGCTTGCCAGACTCCTTGTCGAGGACAGGGTCGCCAGCGGCATCGACAACAGTCAACGAGCCGTCAGCTTCTTGACGGAAGTTACCACCAACCTGTTGCGCCATCATGTCAAAGAAGGACACACCGTCGGCAGAGTCTGTTCGACCGCCTGCAGCGAAGAACTCTTTCTCAAGAGCATACTTCTTACGTTCCTCAGCCAGTGCAGCCTTAGCCGCAGCGGCTTCCTGTGCAGCTGCTTCTGCCTGCTTGCTGTACTTCAGCTCGATAGCCTCTTTAGCTTCGCCGAACTGTGCCTGTACGCGGGCTGCTTCTGCAGCTTCTGCCTGCAGCTTCGTGTACTCCTCAGGATTGATCTCAGCAAAACGCTCAAGGTTAGCCTTGGTTTCTTTGAGGTCGCGCTCGTACTGTTTGCGTGCTTCACGCTCAGCCTTAAGAGCTTTAAGGAGGTTCTCTGCTTCCGAGCGAGGCATCATGTCGTCGCCTGCTGGAGCGGGTGAGGCATTAACTTCCGTCTCGGGAGCCATGTTCTCTTCAGCCATGTTGTAAGACAGGGATCACCCCTGCAAGAATGTTACAGGGGTAGTATGCCAATAGGGCGCCCTAGGGGCATTGAGGTACGACGCTTGTTATTGAGCTCAGTGGTATTATACACCCAATTGCGCCGCCAGCAGAACCCTGCACCAGCACAGCGTAGACGGTTCCTGCTAACGCGCCATTGATAGGGTCGTTAGTAGCCGTGAATAATGCAAATAGCCTGTCGACCATTCCGCACGGAAATATCTCAGCATTGGCATCCGTCGCGGTATTCACATTTGAGCCAGTCATGTAGAGATCGGCGCCAGTTATGCTTGCGATTGTATTGCCGCAATTGACTGGCCCTCTATCACAGTCTGCTGAGATGCTACCATAATTTACTGAGCCAGAGTACTGAACGATCAAAGACCCAAAGGTAACGAACAACGACCTAGGGTCAGCGTTAGTTCCAGGTATACAGGACCCCGTGCAGCCAAGATCGCTTGATCCAAGGAGAATAGTGTAATTTATGATAAAATCCGAGCAACCGCCAACACAGTCGCAAGTCTCTGGATCAAAAGTGCCAAAGCCACACCAGCAGGGATTCTCGGCATTGTAGGCTTGACCAATGTTGGGTCCCTCCAAACACCTCTTCTTGGGCTTGCACTCTTTCATGTCTGCGGGACATAAAGCCATATCAGCGACTCCACTTCTTCAGGGGGCAAAGGGTATCGGGATTGCCGCCAACCCAGGTCTTGGCCTCCATGAAGCAGCCGCATTCAGAGCAGCGCTTGGAGTCCGAGTTAAACGCGGGACACTTCTTGCACGTGTCGTAACGCTCGTTCCGAATCTCCTCGGACACCCTCCCATTCGCGATAGCTTGACCAGCCGTCTTAAGCAACCCTCCAACCATCTTGCCAGCAGATGCTTTTATTTTTGGCTGGGCAGCTTGCCTGGCGTTCATCTCTCCACGCAAGGCTTCATTGCGCTCTTGCGGCCACGCAGAAACGGGACCGCTAGGATATGTGTCCGCAGACTTTAGTTCTTCCGCGATGTTCATTCCTGACCAAAAGCTGGGCTAGGATACCTATCAGGTCTTGAGTCGGTAATCGCTAGAGGTTGTATTGTAGTACATGGCTCCAGAGGCTACGCCACCAGTGCCAGCAGCTGCGTCGTCAACGTATTCCCCGATACCGAGGGCAGCCCTAACAGTGGTACCGTTAAGCCCCGCAGGCTCCCATTGGCTGTTAGCATCAACCCAAGTCAGTACTTGGCCGTCGGTAGGAGGGGTTGTAACGGTATCGACATCACTGGAGTCATTGATCGACGTAGATACCTCCAGCTGGATGTTGATCATTCCATGGTTAGGGTTGTTGACGATATCGGCGGCATCGTGGGTTGATGTAACGGTTCCAGCTTGCGTGGTGTAGCCGCCAGAGATCCTCGCGTTATCGGTAGGGGAGTCGGTGATCTCTGTTACTCCAGCACCTGATTGAGAGTAAGCCTCACCTCCACTAGTGGCAGCATAGACCCAGGTTGCAGCCGTCAGGTTGAGGCGATTTGCGACCGTGTCAATTGTCGCAGTAGTGCCGTTACCATAATTCTGGGTAACAGTGCTAATTACGGCGTTGCCACCTAAGGCCACAATAAAGCCACAAATCCTACTAGAGCTAGCCTGGGTCCATGTGTACGTGGCGGGCTCGGATCCAGTCGCAGTTTTAGTGAAGACGCTGATGGTCTGAACACTGCCAGAGAAGGCTATGGATGAAAGGTACTCACCGTGCAAAGTGAACCCGCTTGGAGGGGTCAAGGCACCTCCAGAGTCGCGTGTCATGATGCACGCTACCAGCAGGTCGCCCGCGCTGTGCGTTGGGGCATTAAGC